AAAAATCTTCTGACACTGGTGAACGATACCTTCCAAAAGCTGCGATCAAAAGTCTCAGCCCTGCTGAGTACGCTGCGACGACCAAAGCCAAGCGAGCCGGAAAAGCCGCCGGGAAACAATTCGTAGCCCAACCAAAAACAATTGCGAAGAAAACTGCAGGATTTAGATAATGGCAACCACTTCTGGCGCATCAGGTTTTAATCTCCAACTCGACGAATTGGTCGAGGAGGCGTTTGAACGCGCCGGTGGTGAGCTGCGCACTGGCTATGACTTGCGTACTGCTCGTCGTAGTTTGAACATTATGTTTGCAGATTGGGCCAATCGCGGCATCAATATGTGGACTATAGAGCAGGGTGAGATCACTCTTGTTCAAGGCCAGAATACATACGCTCTACCAGACAACACAGTGGATCTGATTGAGCACGTTATCCGTACGCAGCCTAACGCAGCTAATACACAGGCCGACTTAACAATCACACGTATTAGTGTTTCTACGTACGCTACGATCCCTAACAAGATTCAGCAAGCCAGACCAATTCAAGTCTGGATTCAACGGTATAACGGCCAGAACTCTCCTATTGCCGCAACGCTTACAACGACGATTACGGCTACCAGTACAACCATTGTGTTGAACGACGTGACAGGCTTGCCAGCAACTGGTTTCATTAAGATTGATGACGAGATCATCAATTACAGCTACATCACACAGAACACAAACGCCAAGTCCGGCACGCTGTTTAACTGCTCCCGTGGTCAGCAAGAGACTATTGCTGTAGGACATACCGCCGCAGTCGCTGTGTACTGGGCGCAGGTTCCAGCTATTACAGTTTGGCCAACTCCTGATGGGTCACAGCAGTACACGTTTGTTTACTGGCGCTTACGCCGCACGCAAGACGCGGGTGGCGGTGTAAATGTGATGGATGTACCGTTTAGATTTATCCCCTGCTTGGCCGCTGGCCTTGCGTACTATTTGGCGTTGAAGGTTGCCGGTGGCGCTGAGCGCTTACCCGTACTAAAACAGCAGTATGACGATGCTTGGGAATTGGCCGCGACTGAAGACCGAGAGAAAGCGGCTATTCGTTTCGTGCCTCGACAGCAGTTTATTGGCGGAGGCACCTAATGGGTAATCGGTTTGCTTCTGCGAAGAACAGTATCGCCATGTGCGATAGGTGTGGCTTCCAGTACAAATTGACGGCGCTTAAAAAAGAGATTCAGAAGACCAAGATATATAACCTGCTTGTGTGCCCTCAGTGTTGGGATCCCGATCAGCCGCAGTTGCAGTTGGGTATGTACCCAGTTGATGACCCGCAAGCTGTGCGTAACCCTCGTAATGATTCAACTTACGTTACAGCGGGCGCGAATACTGCGGGTAATCCGACTAGTGGTTCACGGGATATTCAATGGGGCTGGAACCCAGTGGGCGGGTCGAGTAATTTTGATGTCGCTTTGACGCCAAACTACTTGGTGGCAACGACATTTGTTGGTACAGTAACGGTATCTTAAGGAGCTTAAAATGGCATTTAGAAAATCAGCAGACGGCATTGCTAGAAAAGGCAAAACCGAAGGAACAAATTTAGGCGATAGTGGCCCTACATCAGCCATTCAAAAAGGCGGTAAGGGCGGTAAAGGCGGCAAAACTGATGCCGACATGTTGTCTATGGGACGTAATTTGGCAAAGATTGCCAACCAGAAACGAGGTTAATCATGGCTAAATTTAGCAAAAAGATGATGGGTAAAGAAGTTGGCGACGCTGCTACTTATGCTGCACCGCACAAAATGAATGGCAAGCCTCTGGTTATGTCGGAGAATCCCGGCAAGGACTCTAGCATTAGCAGTCTTAACACCATGAGAATGAGCGTCGGTGTCATTAACAACGGTGAAAACCCAACTAAAACATCCGGCATCAAAGTCCGTGGTACAGGCGCTGCGACTAAAGGTGTGATGGCACGAGGCCCAATGGCATGAATTACGCCGCACTCAGCGCTGCTATTCAAGCGTACACGGAGAACACGGAAGCAGATTTCGTGGCTAATATCCCCGTGTTCGTTACGCAAGCTGAGCAGCGTATATTTAACTCGGTGCAGTTTCCGTCGCTTCGCCAAAATGTGACAGGCGCAACCACGACAAACAACAAGTACCTGCAATGCCCTACGGATTTCTTAGCGGTGTATTCTTTGGCAATCATCAAGGCCAACGGCGAGTACGAGTATTTGTTAAACAAAGACGTTAACTTTATTCGGCAGGCGTACCCCCAGCCCACAGACACAGGGATCCCTAGGTACTACGCACTGTTTGGCCCACGTTCAGATAATCCGGCAGAGTTAACTTTCATTCTTGGCCCCACACCAGATGCCGCATACGGGGCCGAATTGCACTACTTCTTCTATCCGCCAAGCATTTCTGTGGCACCCTTCACTTCATGGCTTGGTGATAACTTTGACACGGTGCTCTTGTACGGCTCGTTGGTTGAGGCTTACACCTACATGAAAGGTGAGCAAGACATGATGGCGTTGTACAACGGCAAATACCAAGAAGCACTTGCATTGGCTAAACGTTTGGGCGATGGTATGGAGCGTCAGGACGCTTATCGTTCTGGCCAATATAGACAGGCGGTGACCTGATGGCTATTGTTCAAACCCAGACCACAAGTTTTAAGGCGCAGTTGTACCAAGGTATTCATGACCTGACGACCGACGTGATTAAGATTGCCTTGTACACAGCTAATGCTAATTTAAACGAAGACACAACTGTGTACAGTTCGACCAATGAAATACCTAACACAGGCACTTACTTTGCTGGTGGGGCACAGTTAACTCCCATCACAATTGGCACGTCTGGATACACAGCTTTTGTAGGTTTTCCGAACATCTCTTGGACTGGGGTAATCACCGCACGGTGCGCTTTAATCTATAACGAGACACAAGGTAATAAATCAGTTGCTGTGTTGGACTTCGGTTCTGACAAGACATCCGCTGTTACATTTACAATCACCATGCCCGCAAATACCGCTACGGCGGCTCTTATTCGTAGTTCTAACTAAGGAGTCATCATGACTATTGAGAAAACCAAAGCCACCGACGTTGTTTCTAGTGGCCTTACTTGTAACACCAAAGCCGGTGAAGCTGCTCAAGCGACCGGCGTATTTAACATAATTTGCCGTGATAAAGATGGCAATTTTAAATGGCAAGCCGAGTCTAAAAACTTGGTGGTTAACGTTGGCCTCCAGTACATGGCGGGTTCAGCTTTAACCTCAACCGCCCAAATTACTACTTGGTACCTGGGTCTGTATGGCGCAGGCGCTTCTAATACACCTGCGGCGGGCGACACAATGGCTTCCCATGCTGGTTGGACAGAAGTTACTGCATACAGCAATGGAACCCGTGTGACCGCTACGCTTACTGCGTCAACTAACGCTAACCCATCCGTGGTAACTAATACAGCTTCACCAGCCGTGTTTAACATCAACGGCACGGCAACAGTTGGCGGTGCGTTTTTGACGAGCAACGATACTAAGGGTGGCACAACAGGAACATTGTTCTCTGCGGCTGACTTTGGCTCACCCGGCGACCGTTCTGTGGTGAACAGTGATACTTTGTCTGTGACTTACACATTCAGCTTGGCGGCTTAATATGGCTGGGTGGGGTGACGGCTTATGGGGCGAACAAGGGTGGGGTGGTTTTACCGCCTTCGCTAGCTCCGTAGACGAAACCTCTACCGGCACAGACGCGGTTGTTTCTGCATTAAGTGTAGCCCCTTCGGTTGATGAAACAGGTACAGGCACAGATGTAATTGCGGCAGGTAAAATATTTACCTCAAGCATAACGGAAACGTCAACAGGGACAGACGCTACAGAAGGCGGGCCGCTCTATGCCACAACGGTAACAGAGGCAAGCACAGGAACAGACGCAATTTCTTCGGTTATAGCTGTAGATGCGGTAATTACTGAGACTGCTACGGGTACAGATGCAACAGTAGGCGGTGAAGTATACGATGCGGTAATAGCGGGCACGGGCTGGGGCGAGAGCGCTTGGGGGTATAACTCTTGGGGCGGGATTGGTGAGCTAGCTCTTGCTTCAGACGTTGTAACGTCTACGTTGGGGATTAGCGTAGCGGTAACGGAAACGGCAACGGGAACAGACGCAGTTTTAGCAGGATCAACGTTTGCGGCACAGGTTACTGAGGCGGCTACAGGTAGCGATGGAATTACATCTACACCAAACTATGCTACAACGGTAACTGAAGCGGCTACTGGATTAGATGCGGTATCTAGCGTGCCTGTGTACGCGGCTACAGTTGCAGAAACAGCAACCGGAACAGATAACGTAGCTGGAAGTCTTGTATATTTTGGTGACGTGCAGGAAACGGCAACGGGAACAGATGCAGTAACGGCGGTAGTTGTAGTTAATGCGGCCATTATAGAAACCGCTACGGGTTCAGATGTAATTGCGGCGCGAGCAGTATTTAAAAGCGCAATTACTGAGAATGCAGTAAGCGCGGATACTTTAAGGGCAGCGGCGGCGTTCATAGCTTCCATTAACGAGTTAGCAACGGGTACAGATGGGTTGACTGCACGACCATTCTGGGATGTAATTGATAATACACAGACTGCTAACTGGGTTGCGGTCGTAACGAATTAGGAGCATTTAAATGGCAGCCACAACAACTCTCTTGGGTTTATTAACCCCCACACAGGGAACGCTTTCTGGTACGTGGGGTGATTCAGTCAACTACGGTATTTCTGACTACGTGGACATTGCTATTGCAGGCACATTATCTTTTGCAGATGATGGCGCTATTACTTTGGCAAATACTTTGGGTAGCGCGTCAGGTAACGGGATAACTACTACAACAGCCCAGTACATGGTGATTCGCATTACAGGTACACAAACTGTTACTAAAGTTATCACAGGCCCAAGCTACAGCAAGCTGTACATGGTGGATCACGCGGGCGCTACCAGCGCGGTAACATTTAAAGCTGCCGGTCAAACAGGTGTAACTGTTGCTGTGGGTGAGAAGTGTTTTGTGTATTACAACGGCACGGACTATGTCAAAGTAGCGTCTAGTGTAGTTGATGGCGTGTCTACAATTAGCTTTGGTTCTACAGGTTTAACGCCTTCAACCGCTACATCCGGTGCGGTTACTGTTGCTGGCACATTAGCTGTTGCAAATGGTGGTACAGGCGTAACTTCTTCTACGGGTACAGGCGCTGTTGTATTATCAACGTCACCCACGTTGGTCACCCCCGCATTAGGTACTCCCGCAAGCGGCGTATTGTCTTCTTGTACTGTTGATGGTACTAACGCTGTTGGTTATAGAAACATTCCGCAATCAGGCGCTGCTAAAACAACAAGCTACACCCTAGCCACGGGTGATGTTGGTGAATTTATTGAGGTTGGGGCAAGCGGGTCAATTGTGGTTCCTGATGCTACTTTCTCTGCTGGTGACGCTGTTGTAATTTTTAACAATACATCAGGCGCAATTACATTGACCATGTCAATTACCACCGCGTATATTGGTGGCACTGATGCGGATAAAGCTACAATTTCGCTGGCTACACGCGGCCTTTGTAATGTGTTGTTTATTTCTGGTACTGTTTGTGTTGTGACAGGAAACGTAACATGAGTGGAATACTGCTTGCTACTGTTGGGAACAGCTATGGCTCTGCGCCAGTTAACACTGTGGCTCCGGCGGTCACAGGTACAGCTTCATTTGGCTCCACGCTTACAACTACAAACGGAACGTGGATAGGCGCACCGGCACCAACATTTACATATCAATGGTTTAGAAGTCCAAGCACATCTATTAGTGGCGCAACTTCTTCAACATACGTGCTTGTTGCGGCAGATGTTGGGTTTGGTATTTTCTGTCGAGTACGAGCCACTAACTCCGTTGCACCGTCTGGTGTTACGGCGGACTCTAATACAACAGCAACAGTGGCGGCAATTGCTCCGGGCGCACCGACTATTGGTACAGCTACACCAACTGGATCAACTACCGCGACGGTGGCATATACGGCCCCTGCAAGTGATGGTGGAGCTACGATTACAACCTATACAGCAACGAGTTCCCCCGGCAGTGTTACTGGCACTTTGTCCACTGCTGGCTCTGGAACAATTACTGTTACAGGACTGACGGCATTAACTACTTATACATTTACTGTAACTGCAACAAACTCCGCTGGAACAAGTGCGGCAAGTGCGGCAAGTAATTCAATAACAACAACGGTTACCCCAAGTCAGCAAGCCTTCGTATCGGCTGGATCTTATACATGGGTGGCACCTACGGGAGTTAATACTGTTTCTGTTGTAGTTGTTGGCGGTGGCGGCGCTGGTGGTGGTCAAGGCAATCCCTCAACTAGTGGCACAAGTTCGTCTTTTACTGTAGGCGGTAATAATGTTGCTGCTGGTGGAGGAGGCGGTTCAACATTCTGTCCTTGCGCACTTGTCGGCGGCACAGGCTCTGGCGCGCTGCGAAGTGGCGGGGGTGATGGCGGTAGGGGTTATAGTGGCGGCGGCGCTGGTGCTGGCGGATATTCTGGTAACGGAGGCGCTAACTCTGGAGGAACTCAGCCGGGAGTTGCTGGGACTGGCGGCGGCGGCGGCAGCGGAACTCCTGCTTGCTTTAACTCGCTATCAAGTGCTGGCGGCGGTGTTGGTCTGCTAGGAGAAGGCGCAAGCGGTGCTGGTGGAACAAAAATCAATAACCAAGCTTCTTTTGGTGGTGGCGGAGGTTCTGGCGGCGGCGCTGGTGGTGCGGCATACCCCGGTTGTGGATATGTTGGTTTTGGGGGTAACGGGGGCGCTTACGGCGGCGGCGGCGGCAAAGCTTGCCCTAGCCGCTATGGTGGAGGTGGAGGAGGATTGGCATACGGCAATAACATCGCCGTAACCCCCGGAAGTCCTTACACGGTTGTTGTAGGTGCCAAAGGTACTGCTGCGGTTGTACCATGTCCGGGTATTTGGCGTCAGGGCGGAAATGGCGGGGGTGGAGCGGCTCGTATCATTTGGCCGGGCAATACACGTACATTCCCATCAACTAATACAGGGGATTTATAAATGAATCTTTATATTGAAGTTGAGAACGGCGCAACCAAAAACCACCCAGCGTTTGAAGACAATCTTATTCACGCGTTTGGTGCAGTTCCTGCGCACTGGGAACCTTTCATTAGGGCGGAACAACCTGTTTTAAGTGCGTATCAAGTTTTTGTTAGCGATGAGCCTATATACGCCAAGGTAAATGGTGTTTGGACTGATGTGTGGCAAACTCGCGAAATGACTGTTGAGGAAAAGACGGCTGCACAACAGACTGCTATTAATACGTTCACTGAGCGTGAGTACGCTTCTAACTGGTCAGCATGGACTTTTGATGAAGTTACTTGCCAGATGGTTCCCCCAATCCCACGCCCTGCCCCTATTGAAGGTGTGTTGGTAATGTGGTGCGGCGCAGACAACAATTGGAAAGAAGTGCCAACACGTTTAGACGGTCAATACAAATTTGACTTCTTTGCTTGGGAATGGGTGTAACCCCTATGGAAACTACAAAAATATGTAAAGCCGCTGAGTCAGTAGCGGAAGTTATTCAAAACACACAGCTTCAGGTTGCGCACCATTTCCCCTGCCCAATCTACATTATTGAGCGTCCCGATTTCTTTGAAACAATTAACGTTGTCTCTGAAGAAGCCTTAAAAGTTCAACGCAAAGAACACAACCTAGATGAAATTTACCCCGTCTACATGACGGGCAACTACTTTGGTGATTCTCGAATGGCGGGCTTCTCTGAGTTTGTAGGCGCTACTGCTTGGAACATTTTGAATGAGCAGGGCTATGCCATGCAGGATAAAGTGGTGTCGTTTACAGAGATGTGGACACAAGAGCACCATAAACACTCTTCTATGGAAGCGCACGTTCACGGGTTTGGCTCGCAAATTGTAGGTTTCTACTTTCTTGAAACTCCAGAGAATTGCTCTCGCGTTGTATTCCATGACCCACGGTCAGGCAAAACACAAATTGATTTGCCAGAGCAAGACCTTAATAGGGCAACCCTTGCCAGCAAAGCAATTAACTTTACGCCCAAACCCGGCATGATGATTTTTACCAATTCATGGTTGTCTCACTCGTTTACACGCCATGCGGCAGAACAGCCAATCAAGTTTGTGCATTTCAATTTAACTGTAATACCTGCCCCGCAAGCAGGTACTGTGCCGCCAGCGGCTGAGATTGTGTGAACACGTACCAGATTAGATTTAACAAAAGCCGTGGGCAAGATGGTCGCGGTTCAATGGATCACGTTTGGCGCGTCTTTGAAAACGGCAAAGAGTTTTTGTTTAAGAACCTTGACATTACCGTCCCGATTAAAAGCGAGAAAGACGCAAATGAGCAGGACTACAACATCATTTGCCAAGGCTACATGACAATTGATCGAGACACATCGACAGCCGTCATTACAGCCAAAGAAACCCAAGAAATAAAGCCAAAACGAACTTGCGACTCTTGTACGAAATGTTGCCAAGGCACTCTAACGGGCAAAGCTTATGGGCACGACTTTGCCCCCGGAAAACCGTGTTTCTTTGTGGGAGAAAAGGGTTGCACCATTTATGCTGACCGCCCAGAAAACCCTTGCGTTAGCTTTAAATGTGAGTGGTTAGCAGCAGATTATTTGCCTATGTGGATGCGCCCAGACTTAAGCAAAGTTATTGCCGTTCGTAGACAATTTGATGATGGCGAATGGTTGGAACTGTACGAATCTGGACAAAAGATGGATTCTGGTGTGTTGTCTTGGATTTTAATTTGGGCAGCAAACAACAAAAAGAACGTGCGTTACCAAATTGATGGTGGTTGGCATTGGGTTAAGTACGCAGTGAGCGCATAATCATGTGGGACTGGGCTGAAGCATTTATTGCCGCAGTCTGTATAGTGGCCTTCGTCATCTTTGGCACGTACATAATTGCATGGAGTTTGAGTTGATATGGTTGACCTTACCAAAGCCATCGGAGCCATTGCCGCTAGTGTTGCCGCATTAGGGGGCAGTTACACCCTTGCCGACAAGTTTGGTGTGTTCCACAAGGACATTCTCAAATGGTCACCAGAGCACTTTCAAATATCCGATGCACCTGCAAATGGCGAATTTAAGGTTGTAGTGGCTCGTCAGAAGCTCAGAGATAACTGCGAAGTTACGTCATTTAAGATAGAGGTGCGGGATTCTGAATTGGTCGTACACCCAGCCAAACCTAGCATTGCAACGTTTTCAGGCCCAGCCAGCGACACAGTGGATAAGTTTGGGTACAAGTTTACGCTTGACACTACCACGCAAGTGACACCCGGCGTTGCTACGTTAATGGCTCACATTAAATACAAGTGCCCCGAAGGTGAAGTAATTATCAATTACCCCGCACATAAAAACCTAATGTTTACGATAAAGGAATCCAATGCTTGACATCCTATCTGGTGGTTTGCTTGGCTCTATTTTTGGCGGCGTGTTCCGCCTTGCGCCTGAAGTCTTAAAGTTCTTTGACAAGAAGAATGAGCGCCAACACGAGGCTTTAATGTTCTCTCGGCAGTGCGACTTGGAGCAGATGCGTGGCCAGATGAAGCTGGCTGAGATTGGCGCTCAACGTGAAGCCGCTATTGATGTAGGCGTAATGGATGCGTTTCAGTCTGCCATAGAACAACAAGCTACGATGGCCAAAGCTGCCGGAGGTTGGGTTGCTGGCTTATCCGCTTCTGTGCGTCCAGTGGTTACATACTGGGTGCTGTTTGTCTGGTCGTTTATCCACGTATGGTTTGCATGGAACGCATGGCTTGCCGGTGCGCCAGCCGTAGAAGTGTTCAAAACTATGATGACACCTGACTTCTCAGCCCTGTTGTCTGGGACAATTAATTATTGGTTTCTTGACAGAACTCTGAAGCAACGTGGCCTATGAACTTGGAGCTTGCTGCTGAACTGTGCCGCCGGTATGAAGGGTATCGGGCTAAGCCCTACCTTTGTCCGGCTAACGTGGCAACGATTGGCTACGGCTCTACCTACTACGCAGACAAACGCAAGGTAACTTTGGAAGACCCACCGATGGATGAACCCACGGCAAGGGCGCTTTTGATGATTGAGCTTGAGCATACGTACCTACCCGGTGTTCTGCGTAACTGTCCCGGCTTAATCACTGACGTTCGCAGGTGCAACGCCATCGTGGACTTTGCCTATAATTTAGGCGTTGGGCGCTTGCAAACATCTACGTTAAAGAGGAAAATCAACGCCAATGATTGGGAAGGCGCAAAAGAACAACTGATGCTCTGGACTAAAGGCGGCGGCAAGGTTTTGCCGGGCTTGCTTAAACGGCGTACCTCTGAGTGCGCTCTACTGGATTGACCAATGCCATTACAGAAAATACTGTTCAAGCCGGGCGTAAATAAAGAAAATACCCGTTACACCACCGAGGGTGGTTGGTATGAGGCCGACAAGATACGCTTTCGTCAGGGTAATCCCGAAGTTATTGGTGGCTGGGAGCCACTGTCCGCTGCTTATTACCAAGGCGTATGCCGTTCATTGTGGAATTGGGTAACGCTGGGTGGTGACAATCTGATCGGTGTTGGCACTAACCTTAAGTTCTACATCAACCAAGGCGGCCTTTATTACGACATTACGCCTATCCGAGATACCGTAGTATTAACAAACCCCTTTAATACAACAATTTCTTCAACAACGGTTTTGGTTACAGACGCTTCGCACGGGTGTGTGACAGGAGATTTTGTAACGTTTTCTGGTGCTACTTCTGTTGGCGGTTTGACATTAAATGGTGAGTTCCAAGTTACTGTTTTAACAGCAAACACGTATAACATTACAGCCGCTTCGCAGGCAGCGTCTACAGCGGGGCCGGGTGGCGGCACAGTCACCACCGTTTACCAAATCAATGTTGGCCCAGCTACTCCTGTCCCTCTTGTGGGTTGGGGCGCTGGCCCTTGGGGTAGTCCTCCTCCTGTGGCACCCCCTTCAACTGTGGGTACATGGGGCTACGGCCTTACGTCCACATCTGCGCTTCGTTTGTGGAACGAAATTAACTACGGCCAAGATTTAGTTTATGGCCCCCGTGGTGGCGCTATTTACTACTGGGAAGCAAACGACGGCGTTAATACCCGTGGTGTACTGCTGAACTCTTTGGGCGGTACGGTTACTTTTACCAACGCCTCGCCGACTGTGGTGACTTCAACTGTTTTATTTACAGAAGGCGCTGCGCTTCAGTTTGCTGCTACTACATCCCTACCCACTGGCATTGCTGCGGCAACTACGTACTATGTATTTGAAGTAAATGGGTTGACGTTCAAGCTTTTGGACGGTGCAGGCAATGCGGTCAATACTGCTTCCACGGGCACGGGGGTATATGTATCTCTGATTGTTGACTGCCCCACCATACAGAACAACATGACGGTGTCGGATGCTTCTCGCTTCCTGCTAACCTTTGGTTGTAACGACTATGGCTCCAACATACTTGACCCCATGCTGATTCGCTGGTCAGCGCAAGATGATATCTTTAATTGGACGCCAGACCCCACCAATCAGGCAGGGTTTACCCGACTATCCCACGGTTCTGAGATCGTTGCTATAGTTCAGACTCGTCAAGAGATAACTGTATTTACCGACGTTAGCATCTACTCGCTCCAATACCTTGGCCCTCCTTACGTATGGGCATCGCAGTTACTTGGTGACAACATCTCCATCATGAGTCCTAACGCGGCTGTAATTGCTTCGGGTGTTGTGTACTGGATGGGTGTAGACAAATTCTACGTCTACGATGGCCGTGTGCAAACGCTTAATTGTGACCTGCGCCGTTTTATATTTAGTGATATTAACCAAGAGCAGTCCTTGCAGGTGTTCTCTGGCACGAACGAAGGCTTCAATGAGGTCTGGTGGTTCTACTGCTCGGCTAACAGCACGGCTATTGACAGATATGTTATCTACAATTACACAGAAAAAATCTGGTACTACGGTACTATGTCACGTACGGCTTGGCTTGATTCTGGCTTGCAGCCATACCCAATCGCAGCCAACTATTTTTCTAATACGCTGACAGGCAACTTGATTAACCACGAGACGGGGCTGAATGACAATACAACCGGCACCCCTGTTGCGATTGATGCTTACATTAGCTCGTCTGAGTTTGATATTGGTGACGGCCATAACTTTGGTTTTGTGTGGCGTGTATTACCTGACTTGACTTTTGAGAACGCTACAAGCACCCCCGCTGGTGCATTGCCAACAGTAGCAATGACTTTGCAAGGACTAGCCAACTCTGGCTCTGGGGTTACAAGTACAGCTTCACAACCTGTGTCTAAGAGTAATACATACGTTATTACAGAACAGTTTACAGGGCAGATATTTACCCGCATGCGTGGTCGCCAGATGATCTTTAAGATTAGCTCAAACCAAGTTAATACAACATGGCAACTGGGCGCACCCCGTATTGACATCCGACCGGACGGTAGGCGCTAATGGCTGAACTGAACGCAACCCCACCAAGCCTGCCGCTGGCCCCAGCGGAGTACGAAAGCCGCTACTTCAGCCAGCTAAACAACGTCTTGCGCCTGTACTTCAATCAGCTAAACAACCCCGGTGACATGGGCGGGGCCACGTTGAATTTAAACATTGAGACACTGCCGACCGATGCTGACTTTGCTAGCTTGCGACTAGGTGATGTTTACAGAGATACACAAGACGGTGTACAAGATGGTAGCCAAATGCTTCGCATAAAGACGTCAACATGATATTATCGACCAACCCCCATTTTGAGAGGCAACTATGAGC